CCTCTCGGCCTTGCCAGACTTGCCCGATGATCTCGCCGTCACCGACAAGCTCCGAAAAATCGCCATCACTGACTTTGAGCGAGCAGGCACGATTCAAGAGCGAAGCGCGGCCAGCCGCACGGTGAAGGATGCCGAGGAGGCCCACGAGATCCGCAAGCGCGACCTCGTCCGCTCCGAGCAAGAGGCTCAAAACCTCATGCACCGCGACCAGGTGCAGACCGTCATTGCCGAAGAAGTCGGCAAACTCCGCGCCCTGCTTGAAGCCATGCCGGGGGCCATTGCAATGGCCGCAAACCCTCACGACCCCGAACTGGCCCGAGATGCCGTGGCCGACTATCTGGAGCAAGTCTTCTCCACCTTGAGCAACACAGGCAATGCGCTGCGCGTGGATTCCTGACAGCCGAGAAAAGGCGCTGGCAATGTGGCGAGCCCAATGGGTGCCGCATCCGCGCCAAAGCGTGACCGAGTGGGCAGAGGCCAACCTGTCTTTCTCGTCGCGGTTCACTTCGTCGCCCGGGCCGTTTCGCGTGCGGAGTTATCCGTATATGCGCGAATGGCTCGACTGCTTCCACCCGGCCAGCGGCGTCCGCTCGATGGCGCTGCTCTGCGGGGCACAGGTGGCGAAAAGCACGGCCATCCAAGTTGGCATGGCCTACCGCCTCGTCCGCGCCCCAGCCCCCGCGCTGTGGGTTCTGGATACCCAGACCAACGCCCAGAGCTTCAGCGAGTCGCGCTGGCAAGTGATGATTGATGACAACGAGGTTTTGCGCGCTCAACTCCCGCGAAACAAAGACAAGTTTAAGAACCTCGACCAAGCATTTGCGCGTATGCACTTGTGGTTCATCGGCAGCAACAGCCCCGGCAACCTTGCGGGCCGTAGTATTTCGCTCCTCTGCTTGGACGAGGTGGACAAATACAAAACCAAAACCAAGCAGGAAGCCGCCGCCGTGCAGCTTGCCGTGCAACGTGTCGCGTCCTTCCCGATGCACTTGATCGTGATGACCAGCACGCCCACGACTCAGGAAGGCTCAATCTGGAAGGCATGGCTGGAAGGCGACCAACGCCGCTTCTGGTTGCCGTGCCCGCATTGCAACGAGATGACGCTCCTCTCGTGGCCGATGATGAAATGGGACGATGACGCCCGCATTGACCAGAACCAATGGGATCTAAAGCGCGTCCGTGAAACCGCGCGCCTTGAATGTCCGCATTGCAACGGCCACATCACCGACGCCCTAAAGACCAAGATGCTGCGGGGAGGGGAATGGCGCGCGGAGAATGCCAACGCACTGCCGGGGCATCGCAGCTACCACTTGTCCGCGCTGTATTCGGTGCGCCGAAGCTTCGGCGCGCTGGCCGTGAAATTTCTGCAAGACAAGTCTTCGCTCATGGGCCTGCAGGATTTCGTCAACAGCATCTTGGCCGAGCCGTGGGAGGAGGCCATGACCGACGAATCCCGCCCGCTCACCGTGGGCGAATACAACCTCCGCGCCGAGCCCGAAGAAGGCACCGCCCGAATCATGGCCGTGGACGTGCAGCAGGACTGCTTCTATTTCGTATGCCGCGCTTTTGCAAAAGACGGCAGCAGCAAACTCGTCGACGAAGGCCGGCTCACCACCTGGGCCGATCTGGAGTTCAAGGTGCAGGAACTCGGCCTCGACACCCCGCGCAACATTGGCGGCACGATGGCCAAGCTCGTTGTGGTCGACTCCGGTTTCCGCACCGACGAGGTGCTCGATGTCTGTCTACGCAACCGCTACATCCCGGCCAAGGGCGAAGACCGCGCGGACGGATACGGCGTGAAATTCGGCAAGACGCTTCGCAAGGCCATCTCGGTCCTCAAGCCATATCGGCGCGGATATTTCCTCATGCTGTTCTCGTCACCCGCCGCGCAAGACGTATTGGAATGGCTGCGCGGAGGCAAAGGCCCGGCGTGGACGGTGGCCGCTGACGCAAGCGAGGAATACAAAGCGCACCTCGACGCGCACCGCAAGGTGGTAAAGCGCAGCCCGCTCACGGGTCGGGAGAACTACATCTGGCGGCAGATCGGGCGCAGGCCGAACCATATGCTCGATTGCGAGTTAATGATTCTGGCGCTGGCGGAATACGGGAACATCATCCGCCCCAAGTTGGACGAGCCAACAGAGTAAAACCCCCAAAATCAAGGGGTTAGCAGGGGGCAAAAAAAGTTTCAAAAAAGTGCTGTTTTGGCCTTGCATACGCAAGCAGCTGGCGTATAGTGAGGGCGTAATGAAAACACAGAACACACCAACGGGCGCGGAGAACACCACTGCCGCGCAGGAAGATCGCATCATTCGTTTGCCTCGGATGTTTTATGACGATCATCAAGAGCGCGACCTGCCTACGCCCGAAGCAATTCGCGGCAATGCAAAGTCAGTCTGGGTTTCGCTCGACGATCCGAACCTCGACGAGTTACTCGATGACGCGGAATACTACGCCATTCCCTACGGATGGGGTGATGGCGCGGAGCGTTATCACAAAGCTGCCGTGCGTCTGCTCGCGGCCTACAACGATCAAGTCACCGAGGACGAGGAGGACGCACAATGAGCCGCGCCATCTTAGACTACTGGCGCAGCACCGAGACTGCGATTGCCCGCCGCTCCATTCACGACTCGCCGCTGGCGGGCGCGGATGCCAGCGCGCGGCGTGGCGAGCGCGGCGATGTTGTCGATGTCGATGACCTCGACGGCTTGGTCTATGTGGACTTTGGTCGCGGGGCCATCGCCTGCTACCCGGAGGAACTCAAATGAACATCACCGAAATCGCGCACGCCGCCGCGCACTTCAACGAGCAGCACGACTACGATATCGCTTCCGCTCTCAAGCTGACCGAGATCGTGATTCGCCACGCGCACCTTGTTCAAGTCGCCCGCGTTCAAGCCGCCGACCCGCAACTGGAGCTTCCTATTGAGGTTGGCAACGATGCCCTCTAACATTGCGGGCGTGAAATGCCCGAACTGCAACAAGCCTTTGCCAGCCAGTTTCGTGGACACCCGCGCCACTGGCAGCAAAGGCGGCAAAGTTAAGGGGCCGAGCAAGGCCCGAACACGCGAGCAGGCGCAAGCCGCCATTCGAGCGCGGTGGGCCAAGTATCGCGCCAAGCAAGCCAAAGCCTGACGCATTGACATCCGATCGCGGAAGCAATGTCTCCGCGCGCGTTTATTTTCTCAGCTTGGCTTGCGTCGGGTAAATCAGCGTCGAAGACCAAGGCCGCGCTAGAGCTAATCGGGGCCAATCAATACAACGCCCAAAAGGAGGGCGGGCGGCTTTTGGTATCCGCTTCAATGGGGGGAAAGAGCTTCTCCTACAGTTTGCCGCCCGACATGACGGCTTCGACCGTGGCGGAAATGGCGCTCACTTGTTGGGCTTTGGTCAAAGACATGACCGACTCCGAGCTTGAGGCGTATCTGACACGCAAGAACCCCAAGACGATGATCGCCGCCTTTAATTACCCGCTCTACTCATGAAGCTCGCAGACCGCTGGAAACTTGTAAGCAAAGCCTTCAGCCCCAAGGCCGTCAGCTACGATGCCGCGCGTCCCTCGATTCAGCGCCGGATGCCCGCCAACGCGCGGGCCGTGGACTCGCACATTGATGTCACGGGCTTCGACCGCGAGCGCCTCATGCGCTTGTCCCGCTACCTTTACAACAACGTGCCGCTGGTGCGCGGCATGATTACCGAAAAAGCCCGCTACGTTGCCGGGGGCGGTGGCATCCGCCCGCAGGCGCGCAGCGGCGACGAACAATGGGACGCCGCCGCCGAGGCGTTTTTCGCGCAGTGGAGCCGCGTGGCCGACATTCAAGGGCGCTACTCATGGCGCGAAATGGTGCGCTTGGCCTCGATTGCCGTTGACCGCGACGGCGAAATCTTTTTCCGCACCGCGCAGCAAAGCACGGGATACCCCGCGCTTGAAATGATTCTGGCTCACAGGATCGCGGACGATCCAAACGTCATCTACAAGCCAAACGGCATCGGGCGCGCCACGGGCCAGCGCGTAATTGACGGCGTGGTGGTCAATGCGGACATGAGGCCGATCTTTTATCGCCGCGTTTTGGGCGATGATGGAGACGTTCCGCAGAGCCTTGATTTTGAAGACATCCCGGCCACGCAGATGATCCATCTCGGAGAAGCCAGCGCGGGCGACGAATTGCGTTTTGTCACGCCGATGGCCCCCTCGATCAACCACTTGCGCGACCTGCAAGATGCAATCTCGTTTGAAAAGATGGCGCTGAAGATCAACAGCGACGTTGCGCTGGCGATCAAATCGAGCAACCCGCAGGGCGCGGATTTCTTTGGCGAGTCGCAGTCCGTGGCAAACCCTGACGGCACTTCCGAGATGACCGTGGAGAGCCTCGGAACTACGGGCGGGGCCATCCCGCGCCTCGGCATGGGCGAGGATCTGGTCGCTTGGTCAAGTGACCGCCCGAAACAATCTTTCATGGACTTCAGCAATGCGCTGATCCGCGAGGTGTGCATCAACTTGGGTGTGCCTTTTGAATTTGTGGTGCGTCCCGCAGATGCCGGGGGCGCGGCGCTTCGTTCGGTGCTGGTGCGCGCGCAGCGCACGTTTGAGCATAGGCAGGCGCTTCTCATTGACCGCTTTTGCAATCGCGTTTGGGCACACGTTATCACGACGGCCATGTCGCGCGGTCTCATCCCGCAAAACGACAACTGGTGGCGCGTGGATTGGCAGACGCCCGCCGCCGCGAGCGTGGACTATGGCCGCGAGGCGCAGGCCAATCTCAACGATGTGCGCGCGGGGCTCCGCACCTACGCAGAGGATTACGCGGAGCGCGGGCGCGAGTGGAAAGACGAACTGCGCCAGCGCGCTACCGAGGCGAAGTATTTGGCCGAACTGGCTGCGGAGTTTGAAATCAGCCCCGACAGCATTGCCACTTTTAACCCCAATCCCGCGCCGCCTGTAGCGCAGCCTGCGCCGACCGCACCACCGCAGCAAGATTGACACCGCGCGGGCGGTAATGAAGCCCGCCGCCTCCCGCTGGTATGCAATTCAATCGACCGAAAACGGCAGCGCCGAAATCTCCCTTTTTGATGAGATCGGTTTTGGGGGAACAAGCGCGAAGGAATTTATTGCGGAGCTTAAAAAACTCAGCGGCCAACATATCCACCTCCGAATCAATAGTGTCGGAGGAAGTGTTGTCGAAGGCACCGCGATCTACAACGCATTACGTCGGCACAAGGGCGGCTTAACTGTTCACGTCGAAGCACTTGCGGCCAGTATGGCCTCGGTGGTGGCAATGGCCGGGGAAGAGGTTGCCATCTCGGACAACGCGCTGCTCATGATCCACAACCCCTGGTCGATGAGCATGGGCGATGCGGACGATCTTCGCAAAGAAGCCGACATTCTCGACAAGCTCAAAGCCACGCTGGTCAATGCTTACAAGCGCAAGACGGGCATGGATTCCGAGCAGATCGCCGCGCTGATGGACGACGAGACATGGCTTGGCGCAGAAGAAGCCGTGGCAATGGGTTTTGCCGATTACGTCGAAGACGGGCTGGAAGCCGCCGCCTCTATCACGCCCGCCGAAGCGCGCAGCCGCTTTGACAAATTTTCCAACTCTATGCGTAAGCCCGCGAAAAACCGCAAAGCCGAGGAGGCTGTTCCCGAAGTCGTGGAACCGTCCGTCGAAGCGCCCGTGACCACGGACGCCGTTGACATCTCCGAGGAAGTTAACATGAACGCTGAACTTCAAGCGCAGGTTGACGAACTTCAAGCCAAGCTGGCCGAAGTCGAAGCCGCCAAAGTTGACGCCGAAGCCGTCGCCGCGCAAAGCGCCGAAGACGTTGCCAAGGAAATCGAAACCCTGCGGGCCGAAGTCGAGCGCCTCGCTTCCGAGTCCGCCGCCAAAGACGAGGAGATCAACGCGCTTCGCGCTGCCTCCAAAAGTGCTGGCGAACAGGCTGCTGCAATCGTGGCTGGCATCGGCGTTGATCCGTCCTTGGCACAGCCGGAACTGACCCCGGCGCAGAAGTTTGCCTCCCTCACTGGCCCCGAAGCCACCACCTATTTCCGCGCTCACAAGAGCGAAATCATCAAATCCCTCAACTCCTAAAATTCTATGGCTACCATCGCATCCGATCTGAATGATCGTCTATACAGTCAGTTGGCCCTTGAGTCCTTTGTTCGGACTCTCGCGCCGCTCAACGTGTTCTCAACCAGCTATTCCTCGGATGCTGTCGCTCGCGGCGCTTCCGTTGAAGTTCCGCTGATTGCGAACCTCACCGCCACCGATTTTGCCGACACCTACGAGGCCAACGGCGGCACCATCAACGCGACCCGCGTCAATGTGGACAAGCACAAGATTGTGACCGTCCGCATCTCCGACACGGAGTTCAGCCGCAGCACCAACGCCGACATCCAGAAATTCGCCTATCAGCAAGGCCGCGCTCTCGCGCAAGCCGTGATCGACGATATCTTCAGCGCGTTTGTTACCACCGCCTCTGGCGCAGCGCAATTTGCCGCGACCGTGACGGGCTTGACCACGCTCACGCTCGCCAACGTCCGCGCTCTTCGTAAAGCCATGAGCGCCGACCGCGTGCCGCTCGATCAGCGCAGCTTGATCCTCGACAGCGACCTCTACGACGGCCTGCTCTCTCAGAGCAACCTGTCCGACGCTTCGCAGTTCGGTGCTCGTGACGCCATCGTTGATGGCCGCGTGCCCCGCGTCTACGGCATGAACGTCTACGAAGTGACCTCGACTCCCTCCAACAGCATTTCGCTGAAGGGCTTCGCGGTTCACCCGAACGCTCTGGCCGTTGCCGTGCGCTCCCTCCCGGCGCAGGCTCCTTCGGAATACCTCGCGGCCACCACGGTCAACGATCCCGAAACGGGCCTCTCGATCAACTATCGCCGCCACTTCAATCCGTCGAGTGGTCAGCATTTCGCCAGCTATAGCTGCACCTACGGCTACACTCGCGGAATCACGGCGGCAGCGAAACTCGCTCTCGGAGCCTAAGTCTCCATCTCCAACCGCAACACGGAGCCCCCGGCACACGCCGGGGGTTTCTGTTTGTGGGGAAGTTGACAGGCGCTCACGCGCCGAGATGAGAGAAAAAATATCCCTGTGCGTTATCACGCACAATGAACCGAAGCGGCTGGATCGCTGCCTTACCTTGTTCAAACCCGCCGTGGACGAAATATGCGTAGTCCACGCGCATGGCAACACGCCGCCCGACTTGGAAATCACCCGCGTCTGCGAGCGCCACGGGGCCAAGATGGGTGTTTATGCCAACGACCCGAAGAACGATTGGCCCCATGTGGACGATTTTGCCGCAGCCCGCCAGGCGTCCTTTGACCTTGCCAGCAATGATTGGTGCTTGTGGGTCGATGCCGACGATGTTCCGGGCGACAATTTTGCACCCGCCCTGCACGAACTACTGGAGCAGCACGGCAAAGATTTCGACGGCTTCTGC